TAACTGCCCCAGTCATCTTGCGATCTTCGTTGCGGAAGACATAAAGGATGGCCTTGTTGAGATCTGCCACAGTGGGCCTCGCTTTCTAGTCGAGGGACCAACCTGCAATCAGCACAGTGATCTTGTTGCCCTCGATGGTTACGGTGGGAGTGAGGCCGCTTGGAACCGAAACGAACGGGTCGTTCAGGATGGGCTCGAGGGAAAGAAGAATCTGTTCCGGGGTCACCGAGGTCGTATCAATCGGCCCCGGGAAGATGATGTCGATCTCTTGGGAGAGGTCGTTGCCAACGGCCCACAGCCGCTGCTGGATCTTGACTTGCGAGGGGTCGAGAGGGATCGATAGGGACGGCAGCGGGGACGATGCCGGCGGTGTCTTGAGGTTCAGATCGCCTGTGGTGAAGGACCACTCGTAGTTGAAATCGAGGGTGGTTCCATCCGCACCCTTGACGGCGTCGCTGCTGAGCTGGGAAGTACCTACGATCAGAACGGTGTAGGTGACGTTGGGGCGGAGCGGGCGGCGCGGCGTGAAAGTGACCACCGTGTTCCCATTGGTGTCGGTGGAGAAGGTGAAGGCGCCTGGGATATACTCACGGCCGGTCTTGACCCGCGGATCCTTGGCGATCATCTCGTCGGGGCCGACAATGCCAGTCTGGCCAGGTCCCGTGAGAGAGAACGTGGAGCTGGTGATGGTGGTGGGGTCCAGCACTACGCTGAAGCCGACCTTGATCGCAGTGCCAAGGACCACATCGAGGGTACCCGATGCGGGTGAGGAACTGAGGATGCTAGGTACTGACATTTACTCTCCGGGTGATGGAGGATCTGGAATATCCTCTTCGTAGATGGCCGTCAGACCTGTAGTTGCGGCTGCTGCTTCCTTTGCCTTGGGCTTGGGGATGCGAAGCTTTCCGGTCACTTGGATCTCTTCCAACATGCGCTGGTAGTCCTCGTCGTCCTTGGGCGTGATCACGTAGGAGTTGCCCTTCTCATCAGTGCCCATCAGAACCCGAGGGCCGATCTCTTCGCCTTCCGTGACCAGACTCATCGTCTGGGCCTTCACGGCCTTGTCAATGTCGGCCAGAATCTTGGCGTGGGGGCCGGCCGCGGCGTCCTGGCCGGTGACATCCAGCAGGATCTTGGCTTCGAGCGCCTTACGCAGCGGCTCTTCCATGGCAAATGCCGGAACGGTTTGTATGGGAGCGTTGCGGGTGACGCAGAAACCGTAGCACTGAAAGCGGGGCCGGACGGCGGTGTTGAGCATCAACACCTTGCCAGCAAGCGGTTCTTCCGCGACCGGAACGCTCCCCGGCAACACGATGAGACTGGACATAGAGACCTCTGAATCCAGAGTCCGGCATTACCAGGCTCGATCCAAAGACAGCACCTAAATCAGGAAGGGCGGCAGCGTGTAATCCGCCGCCGCCCTTCGGTAGCACTTCCATGGTGCAGGTTGTGGTTAGGTTGCCGAGTTGACGTCGAGCGGAGATGTCGCATCGAATGCCTTGAGCGTCGGATCCATGATGTCCTGGAAGGTGCTGGAAGCGTCCGACAGGTTGAACACCGAGCGTGCCGGCAGAACGAACTCGTTCGGGCGAACCTTCACGTTCTTGGCGACTGCGACTGCCTGTGCCTCGTGCAGGATGCCGAAGCCGTAGGTCTCTTCGATGGCCATGTAGTTCAGGCCATACCGCTGGTCGGTCCAGTCCTTCACATGTGCGTCCTCGCCAACGATCAAGGCGCCGAGGTTGCGCGACTCGAACATGAGAATGTCGGTGACGCGGTTGATTGGGTCGAAGTTGACGAACGGGGAGACCAGGATGCGGAATGGCAGGCCGAGGTAGTTCGGCAGCTGGAAGGCAGAGTCCTGGCGCTGCGGCAGGCCGGCAGGGTGAGAAGTCTGGCCGCCGGTGAGCTGGCCATTCTGGTACTTGCCTTCCTGACCCTGGCCGAGACCAAGTCCCTGGAAGTTGTAGAACTTGTTGCCAAGCGATGCCGGGTTGCCGCTCCAGTTGGCGAAGAAGGAACCGCCGCCAGCCTGGATCGCGAACTCACGAAGGACGGGATCCTTTACCCACATCAGCCAGGCCATCGGGTGCACAAGCAGCGTGTCCGGGATGAAACCTTGGGCCATAACCTGGGCGTACATGTCAAAGATGTCGTCCAGCGTCATGGAGCCGTTGTACACGCCCTTGTAGTTACGACCGGTCGTGGGGCCTTTGATCGGCTGGACCAGTGCGCTGGTCAAACGGGCTGCCGGGTTGTTGTCATAGACAACCGTGCCCAGCTGCGAGATGAAGGAGAAGATGTACTCTTCCTTGTGACGCGCAAGCGCGTTGCCAGCCAGCCGCAGCCAGTAGTTGATCCACGGATAGCTGTTCTCCTTCACGAAGCGCTCGTGAATCTTGAGGCCGAGGCCGTGCCGCTTGACGGTCACGCCGAAGCTCTGCGCTCCACCGATGTTGATGTTGACGAACGGAACGTCCGCGCCGTCGGCAACTTCCTCTGCACGCAGAGGCTCGATGGCCGGGAACACCGTCATCATGCCCTGCTCATACTCGATGCGCTGCAGGAGGTGGGTGCCGATGAGCAGGGGCTCGATGCCTTCCTGCACCATCTGGGTCATGACGCGAGGAATGAGGAACGCAGCGTTCTGCACGTCCATCGCGTCCTTCATCGTGACGCGCTGCTTTTTATCTGGGTCGTACCCATTGGTCCGAAAGATGGAATCGAGGCGAGCCAGATTCGAAACGTCGGCGTCTGACATCTCGTAAGAAGGGGTGTTACGCATGAGTGCATGCCTCCTGAAGGCAATTCAGTCCTGGTGCGGACAGAGAGTTGAGTTGGGTGGTGAATCGAAGCCGACTAGGGTCTGGCGACCGTGACTTCAATGTGGTTACCGCAGCGAGGGCAAAGGAAGTCGCCAGCGATCTGGCCGGCCGAGTTCGCCCTCACGAGTTGCCGACCACACTTCTTAGTCGGGTCAGCTTCCCGGGGATTGTTGCAGCGGAGGCCGCCGTTGATGAGCACGGCCTTGCCGCTGGTGATGATCGTCTGCACCATTCGTGATGGTCCTGGTGGGTTAGAGGTTGACGCGAACGAGAACCTGGGTGGAGTACTCAGGGCGCAGCGTCTTGCTCTGGTCAACGGCGTACACGAAGACCGCGTCAGTCGTGACCGAGATGTGGTACGGGAGACCGCGGGTTGCAGAACCGCCCATACGGATTGCCGCTGGGTTCGGGTCCACCATCGGACCGACCATCGGCCGGTCGAACTGGGTGCGTACGCGGTTCAGGAAGCCAACCGGGTTCAGGTTCTGGATCCCGATCACGCGCCCGATGATCTCGCCCGGGTTGTTGACGGCCGGGTTGTACGGAGCGAAGTTGCCCGCATCGGAGCCGTTGGCAGCAACGCTGGCCACAACCGGAGTACCGAAGGAGAAGTTGCCTGCGCCCGCACCGCGCGTGCCTGTGAAGTGGGTGAACGAACGGCCGATTCCCTGGACGTAGCCCGTGATGCCGTCGCCGTTGGCGAGCGTCTGCAGGGTCGTCGGGGTTGCACCGATCCACGGCAGCTTGAGGGCAAACTGCGTCTGGATGGCGGTGCCCATCTCGTGCATGTAGTTCATGACCGTGAAGTTGATCGGAACCACACCGTCGAGGACGTAGTTGATGCCGGTCGCCGAGCTGGTCGCCGAGAGGTTCGTGCCAACCAGAACGCCACCGATGTACTGGTACACGTTGCGGACAGCGCAACCAATCGGAAGAGCCTTGCCTGTTGCGAACAAATCGCAAGTCAGAGCGAAAGCGAGATCGCCAGCCTGGATGGTGATGACCTGACCGCTGGGCAGCGTTACCCGGTCGCCGGCGGTGCCGTCTGCCGGTGCAGCGAGAACTGCGTACTGGCCTGCAGCCGAAACGCGTGCGGAGGTCTGAGCATTGAAAGCGAACTTGACGTCGCCCGGACCATAGACAAGGACGCAGTACTGACCACCGAGAGCCGAAACACCGGTCACGCCGGTCACCGCCGCTGTAGCTGCGTCTGCCAGGGTCGTCACGAAGGAGGCAGAGACACCCGGGGTTACTGCAGTCAGAACCTTAGCGCCGTTGAGAGCGGCGTCCCCGCCGGTGAAGCCGGCGAAGTTCACAGTCTCGCCGAGCGCCCATGCGTGGTCTACAGCCAGGGTGGCCACGTCGCTCGCAATGGTAACCGAGGTCACAGACTTGGTCGAACCGTTGGGCTGAGCTCCGCAGAAGAGACCCGCCGGCACGAGGCCGCCGTTCTTGTCCTGACCGACGATCTGGTGGGCGCCGATCACGATGGAAGCCAACTTCGGGTGACCCTGGTCCTGACGAAGGGTCGGGAGGTAGGGCGCCGGGTAGGCGATGGGCAGCCACGGCCGCAACCATTCGGACGACTCAAGGTCGGGCGTGGTTTGACCGATACGGTCCTGTCCATACAACTGGCCGTAGTACTGGCCATTTACGTCAATCATGGTGGTTTCCTTTACTTACTTGGTCTGTGCAGAGTCGAACTTGATCTGTCCGAGAAGCCGCATCTGTTCGAGCGGGCTCATGAAACGGAGCTTGGTCAGGAAGCGTTCATGGGCTTCGTCAGCCTCTGCCTGGGCAGCGTCCGTCAGGCGTTCTCCAACGGGTGCCGTCTCCGAGATCTGCGTTTTGTCATCGACTGCTCCGGTAGCCTCGGCGGGCTTTGGTGCAGCAGTTTGAGAGTCTGTCCACTTCAGACCGGACAATATGTCCGATACCGAGTCACGAAGGCTCGTGATGTGGCGCTTGGAAAGGGTGTCGATCTTCTCTGAGATCTGCTCTTGGCTCAGGTCCTTGTAGCCGTCCTGGCCCTTGAGCACGTTGCTCATGACGATCTGCTGTGCGAGGGCCTTCTTGGTAGAGACCAGCATCAGGTTGCGGGAGTCCTTGAGAGCTGTTACCTCGATGGCGAGGGCGTCCTTCTCGGACATGAGGCCGTTGATGGTCTCATCCTTCTCGTCAACCTCAGCGCGGGTCAGGACAACGTGGTCCTTGTTGCCGGACAGAAGCTTGATAGCCCAGGCCACTTCGTCGTCGGCATTCCAGTCATTCAGGAGCGCGCGGATCGCTTCGCGCAGGATCCAGCGTAGGTCGTAGCTGTACGGGGCGTCCTTCGGGAGATCGTCGTAACCCTTGTCGAGGTCCTTGACGATGTTGACCAGGCGAGTACGCTGTTCCGGCGGAACTTCCTTCTTCTCGGCTGCGTCCTTCATCTTCACGGAGTCAACGAACTTGGCGGCGCGGGTGTCCAGGGCTGCGCTGTCGGTCGCGGCGAGGGTTGCCGTGCCGTCAGTCGCCTTCTTGGCAGGAACCTCGCACTTCAAGCTCTTGGCCTTGCGATCGATGCAGGCAAGGATCTTGGACTTGGTGCTGTCAGAGATCTTGGCGCGGCCAATCAGGCGGCGGCCGGCGGTGACGTGCGCGCAGTCAGGAATCGGGAAGCTGCCGTTCGGTCCGCAGAACGAACTCTTGGGGAGTTCCTTGCGCTTCTCGGTCGAGAGCTTTGCGTCGGTGATCAGGCCCTGGGGAATCAGGCCGTCCTTGACGGCGCCGTCCATCTCCAGTTCCATCTCGGCGTAGATGCCATCGGCATCGGCGAAGTAATCGGTTTCCGCCTGGTCCGCCGCGACCCAGTCCGTCCAGTCGCAGCCACCTTCGCAGCCACCTTCGACGTCGCAGGCTTCGCCGTCGACAGAGTCGGTCTTCTTCTTACGCTTCTCTACGCACTTGGCGCACTTGCAGTCGTCATCATCGTCAACATGCTCGGCGGCGATTTCCTTCTGCTGGAACTCTTTGGCCTTCTCAGCCGACTTCTTCGACACGCCTTTGGATTGCCCGGAAGGGCCAGGTTCGACACTCTTCTTGGCATCTTCCATCAGCGTGTTGAGCTCTTCGGCTACAGCTGACTCTGAAGCGGCCTGCGCGTCCTCAACCTTGTCCCACTTGTTGACGCGGATCTTCGCGTTGACGGTCGAAACCAGGCTGCGCTTCTTTGACTTGTCTTCGTCGGATTCAGGTGTCCAGGCTGCCAGGGAATCCTTGAGCGTGTATGCCCGGGCCCTTGTCAGATCCTTGGACTTCAGCTCGGTGGTTACGACGCTGAGGTCGAGCTGTGCGGTCTCTGTCTTCACGTCTATCGGTTCCTCGGCTGCTTGCAGGTCGGCTTCAAAGATCAAGCCGTCCGTGAGCTGCAGTCCGTCAGCAGCGAAAGTGTTCTGCTCGTTGATTGGGAGGCCCAGGAAGAATGCCTTCTCCAGGCTGTCGGTCAAAACCTTCTTGCTGAGCGTTGTGGCAAATGGATCGGCGGCGAAGTTGATGAAGCTGAGTTCCTCGTTCACCATTGCTCCGGCGATGAGGAACATGTGCCTGCCGTCTTCAATCTCGCCAAGCTTGTGTCCGCACTTACCGTCTTTCGCCCAGTCGGTGTGGCACAGTGAGCAAACAGCAGCATCGGTCTTGAAACCGATGGAAACTGTCAGATACTCATCTGCCAGCACCTTGCGAATGGCTTCAGGGTTCGTGATCCGGAGGCCCAGATCTGTGTACCCAAGGCCGGTGTACTCATCGAGGTCAACTAGGTTGTCGACGATCCAGTCAACCGACCGGTAGAGATCATGCCGCTTGCGGCCGTCTCGCTGGTAGAACAGGAAATCCTTGACGACAGGAAAATCCGTTGCGTACTTCCAGCTCTCATCGATGTACTTGGCTTCGAGTACACGACCGAGGACATCGCCCTTTTCATCGTGGCTGATCAGAACCGGCCGGGCTGTCCTCAAAACTGTTCCGTCCGAGGCCTTCTGTGGGAGCCAGGTGTGGACGCTTTCCTGCATCTTGTCGGGCCGGTAGAAGCGCCGGTTGCCGTTAACGATGCCGGAGTGGGAAGCTGCTACATGAACCAGTAGACTGTGTCCGGTGTCGGACTGGGAGTCCTTGCACTCGAACAGGTGTCTCTTGTTCTCCTGGACTTCCGTCGGTCGGAAGGTCCAGAAGTCACGCATCTGGATCCAGGCCATGCTTCCTCTATTCGGTTACTTGTTGACTACGGTTCCTACGCCGGGGACGGCGATGGGCACTTGACCTTCAAACCGCGTCGGGATGGGGGTGACGCGCGCGTTAGTCTGTGGCTTCAAGTTCTGTGCTTCCGCGATCGGCGTCCTGCGAATCTGGGACGGCGCCTGAAAACGCGAGATATTCGTCTGGTTCGGGCTGGACATTTTGGTCCTTCAGGCTCAGTCCAGACTGGACGAGCACAGAGATCAACTCGGGGTCGTATGTGGTGGCCACCAAGGTTTTCAAGTGGTCAACCCCTGTTCGATCCTGACTAGTATAGGAATTCACATCTCCATCAACGGATTCACTCAGAATCCGGTCTGCAATGCTGTCAATCAGCTTCGCCGACTGCTTCTTCCACCGGGTGATCGATACGGTCCCGTCGCGGCCGCGGAGATCCCCAACGAGGGATGTCAGGGCATCAGTGAACTCCGCTGCGTGCCCTTCGAGCCCGCTCTTGGCCTTGGTCGGACCGAGGTTGGACCCGTGTTGATTCGTGGGAGTCGTCTTGTTCTGCACCGACTTTGCCGCGGGAGAGCTTTTCTTTGCTGTGGCAGATTGCGGGCGGCCGCCGCCGGCCTTCAGGTGCGCGGTCTTTGCCTCCAGCACAGCGACCTTGTGGGCCGATGTGACCTCGGAGTGCTTCGCCTTCGCCTGCAGCAGGCCCTTCTCGGTGTTGGCCTGCTTCTCGGCGTGCTCGGTCTGTAGTGGCAGAGCTTCCTTCATCTGCTCGTGCTGCGTCTCCAGGATCTGCATCTGGGACGCGGCCTTGGCCTTCTCGGTCTCCTTGACCAAGCGAACAACATGCAGGTCGAAGTGCAGCTTCTTTCTCTGGGCAGCTTCGAATGCCTTCTTGCCGATGAGCTTGCGCGCTTCGTCCTCATCGACCAGGTTGTTGAGGAACAGCTGGATGACGTGGTTCTCGAACTTGATCTTGTTGTCGAGGTCGATCTCGTGGAACAGGATCCAGGTGCGC